ACTGGAGTTTGGTCTAGTTCTAATACTGGTGTTGCTACAGTTACTTCAGGTGGGTTAGTATCAGGTATCACATCTGGTTCAACAATAATTACCTTTACAACAAATGATGGTTCATTCACAGATACAAGTACTATTACTGTATCAGAAATATATGGGTTTGGAAAGGAGACCACAGGTGGAGAGGGTGGAACTCTTTATACAGTAACTAACCTTAATACAAGTGGAGCTGGTTCTTTAGCAGATGCAGTTGGGCAAACAGGAGCAAGAATCATCAAGTTTGCAGTAAGTGGGGATATTGATTATGGAGATGTAGGAACCTTAGTAATAGTAAATGATGATATAACTATAGATGGTTCAGATGCACCAGATGGAGGTATTTGTATTAAAGGTGTTGAAGTCCGAATAAGAGCTTCTAATGTAATTATAAAACATATAAGAATTCGACTAGGAGATAATGGTTATAAGAATGCAGCTGGTCAAGTTGTGGGAAGTGATGGTAGTGATGTAGGATGTCTTTTACTCGATGGAAGCACTAACGGAGCTATAAGCGATATTGTAATACAAAATTGTTCTCTTAGTTGGAGTATTGATGAAGTGCTAGATATGTGGACAGGTGGAGTAACTGGGAATATTAATAATGTCACTATACAACGTTGTATAATAGCTGAAGCACTTAAAAACTCTCATCATACCGAAGGGGCACATTCAATGAGTGTTTTAATGAATGGAGCAACTAATGTTTCTTTTTATAAGAATTATTTTGCTCATGCTAATGAAAGACACTTAAGAACACAAAATGAAAGTACTTTTGAACTTGTAAATAACTTATTTTATAATATTACAAGTACAGGTGTTTACGGACATGGTTGTGATTTTGATATAGTTAATAATCATTTTAAAGAAGGGAATAATCCTTTCACTAGTACTAAATTAACTAATGATACTGCTGATGGTGCTTTTACTGTTGCAGATAGTGATGTGCATATTGTAGGAAATACTAATGATGGTGGTTTAACAGAAGTCGATAGTGATTATGTAGCTAGACAACAAGGCAGTACAGCCGTAGCTTCTACTATTCTTCCTGTACTTAACAATGCGGCAATGATTTCTGATATTTTAGATAAAGCTGGAGCATATTTTCCAATAAGAGATTCTGCTGATACTAGAGTTATAAATGACTATATAAATAATACTGGAAATATAATTGATACTCAAGAAGAAGTCGGAGGATATCCTATATTAACGGAGCTAGAGCCTTCTAATGAAATATATGGTTTTGGAAGATTTACTACAGGTGGTACAGGAGGTGCTAGTATTGTAGTTACTAATTTAAATACTTCTGGACCAGGAAGCCTAAGAGAAGCTATAGATACTGCTGGAGTTAGAACTATAACTTTTTCAGTTAGTGGTAATATAGATTGGGGAGCTGGAAATAACTACTTAAACATAAATATTCCCAATCTAACTATTGATGGTTCTACAGCTCCTAATGGAGGGATATGTCTTAAAGGAGTTATTGTAACAATTAACGCTTCAAATGTAATTATTAAGCATATAAGAGTTAGAAGAGGTGATGTATTATTTTCAAGGGACGCTATTCAAATAGCAGCTGTAACTTCTTCTATAGAAAATGTAGTAATAGACCATGTTTCAGCAAGTTGGGCATCAGATGAATGTCTTAGTATAACTGCTACTGGAGGATATTCTGTGACAAATGTGACTGTACAATATTCTATATTGGCTCAAGGAATAGAGTCAGATGGATATTTTTCTAAATCTACACTTATTTCAGGTACTGCACCTTCTAGAGTTGATAATATAACTTTCTATAAAAACTATATGTGTCATAACGATGAAAGACATATAAGAGCAAATGAACTTACTAGTTTAGAAATTGTGAATAATGTATTCTATAATGTAGGGAGTACTAATAGAACTACAGATGGTTGTAGATTTGATTTAATTAACAACCATTATAAAGAAGGAAATAATCCTTTTGGAACTGATACAATAGCTAAGAATGTTGTTACTTCTAATATCAATCCTGATACAGGGGTTGCTTATGTGGTAGCCGATACTGATTGTTATATAAACGGTAATACTAATGATGGAGGACTAGCTGAAATGGAAGCTGATTATATAGCTATAAATTCTAGTAATTCAGTAATGGCAACCACTATCACTCCTGATACAGTAGCAGATGCTATAGTAGATGTCTTAGCAAATGTTGGAGCAACGTTACCTAAGAGAGATACACTTGATGTAGAATATATTGATGATTATAATAATGGAACTGGTAATTGGCTTCCTGAAACTCCAACAGTATTAACTTATCCCGATTTAACTATATAGGCTATGAGTATTTCAAAAGATTCACAAGGTAAGGAAAGTTCTAAAAGATATAGCGTGATGTGCATATTGTAGGAAATACTAATGATGGTGGTTTAACAGAAGTCGATAGTGATTATGTAGCTAGACAACAAGGCAGTACAGCCGTAGCTTCTACTATTATTCCTGTAGTTAGTAATGCAGCAATGATTTCTGATATCTTAAATAATGTAGGGGCAAATATTCCAATAAGAGATTCTGCTGATACTAGAGTTATAAATGACTATATAAATAATACTGGAAATATAATTGATACTCAAGAAGAAGTCGGAGGATATCCAGATTTGACAGTATAATTATATCCCAAAATGATATTTACTATTAAAATAAATTGTTTATCTTAAAAGAAATGTTTTAATATGGAAAAACAAATCTATTTTCAATCATCATTACCGAGAGCTGGTAGCACGTTATTACAAAATGTTATGGGTCAAAATCCAAACTTTTATGTGACACCAACATCAGGAACTTTAGAATTATTATTTGCGGCTAGAGCTCAATACAGTAACTCTCTTGAATTTAAAGCTCAAGACGCTGAAACAATGAAGAAAGCGTGGTTATCGTTTTGTAAAAAGGGTTTAAATGGTTATTATAGTGCTATAACAGATGCACCATATGTGTTAGACAAAAGTAGAGGTTGGGGGATTCATTATGATTTTTTAGAAACGTTTATAGAAAAGCCAAAGATTATTTGTATGGTTAGAGATTTAAGGTCAATTTTTTCATCAATGGAGAAAAATTTTAGAAAAAATCCAGAAGCTAGTAAAAATATGGTTAATTGGACAACAGGTGAAAATACAACGATAGATAAGAGAGTAAATACTTGGGCTAGTGGTTTACCAGTGGGAATAGCATTAACTAGATTAGCTGAAATTATAAATCGAGGGTTTCATAATAATATATTATTTATTAGGTTTGAAGATTTTACTGAAAACCCACAAAATGAAATTGATAGAATTTATAATTATTTAAATGTTGAACCATTTAAACATGATTTTAATAATGTTACACAAATAACCCAAGAGGATGATGCAGTATATGGTATCTATGGTGACCACACTATAAAAAAAGAGATTAAATCACCAAAATCTGATTTTGATGAAATTTTAACACCGCATGTTAGTCAAAGAATTAAAGAAAATTACGATTGGTTCTATAAGTATTTCAATTACTAACTATTTATTAATAAATTAAAGTGTTATGCCAATTTTATTAAAAAAAATAGATGGTAGTATAATCTCTTATTTCGGTAATAATGGCGGTGCTGATTATTCAGGAGATATAATACTAATTAGGTCAGTAGTAGGTGAAATAGGATTAGAAGATTATTTCTTATTATCTGCAATAGAAGGTTTTACTCAAAATTTTTCAGCTGTTATTGAAGCTGAATTTTGTGCGGTAATACCATCTCTAATAGGACCAACTAATTGTTCATCAACAACAGAATTAAATTTATCATATTAAATGAGGTATCAGAATAGAATTTACATACAGAATCCACATACTTGTATTAGAAACAAGGATATTGTGAATGTAACCACAAGTTCAGATTTATGTGAATTTGATGAACCTAGGTTTACTATGACTGGGGCTGATAAGATTAAAACAGGTACAACAGTTACTGATGACGAGGTTCATATTATTAGTAGTGCTACTACGTTAGATTTAACATTTTCATTTACTGGTAATGTTGAAAATTTTATATTATTTGATGCATCATTTGAATATAGTATATATAAATATAATGTTAACTCTAATACATTTACATCTCCCGAATTATTTAACTCTGGACCAATAGAATGGTCTAGTTTTAGTGCCACGAGTGCATTCACGGATTCAATTTTAGTTTCTGATTTAGTAATTGATGGTGAATACCTAATTAAAGGTAGTTTCGATTTTATAGTATGTACAGAAATTTTAGAGGCATTAGGTGTGACCGAAAATACCTTTAGATTAATTGGTGACCAATATGGTTTATATGAAGAAGAGTTTGATTATTATTTTGCTGCAATAAGGGCCGCAGCAAAACCAATATTTGGTTTAACCCCAGATGATGGCACAGGATTAGGTGCACTTAGGGTAGAATCTTATATTATAGAAGTTAGTGGTACTACACAGGTAATATTATCATCATTTTGGGTAGGTAATCCAATAGTATCTGTTAATGGTGTTACATTATTTGAAGATAATGAAGGTGATTTTACAACCGCTAATAATACTACAATAAATTTCAATTCGACTTTATCTGAAGAAGATATTGTGACAGTAGCATACGTTAATGGTGGTAATCCAAATGGATTGGTATCTGAATCTTTAATTGCACCAACACCAATAGTTTCTGGTATTACTGATGCTGAAGGAGTTGAAACCGTATATTTTAATACAGATACTGGTAAATATGAACTTTTTATTTTAACTGAACCAGTAGATTTTAATGATGTTATAGTAACTTTAAATGGTATTACTTTAGGTAATGGTATAGATTATAGCCAATCTACATCAAACACAAAAAGAATAATATTAGAGGGTGATTTAGTACCAGATGATATTATTACAATTAGTTATAATTCAGCTGGAACATATGTTGGGGTTATTACAGTTGATAATTTTGATTTGGTGTGGACAATAACTCCATCACCAATTAATACAAATGGTATATTTACAGCATTTGTTGCTGATGACTATTCATTCTCTGCTGGAACTATTATCTATACAGCAACAACAGGGTATGTTATTAACCAAAATTCATATTCGGTTAATATTGATTTAAGTTCATATAGTGGTACAACGGCATATTATAAAGTTAGAAATCAAAAAAACTATCCAGTTTTAAGTGGTGGGACAATTGAAACAATAACAGATAGTGATATAATACCAATTGAGATTCAATTATAAAAATAAATTAAATAATTTGTTTACTTATTCATATTTATAAGTAAATACAATATAAGAAAAAGATTATGAGTTATATTATTAAAAGCACACAACCATTTACAAGTGTAAAGTTAACTGAGACTGGTAGAGAAAAATTATCCAAAGGTCAATTAAATTTTAACACTTGGTCTATTGGTGATTCTGAAATAAATTACGATAGAGAAGTTTACGTACAAGACGGTGTTTTGACTGGAAGTACGAGTGTTGTATTAAGACCTAAAGATAAGCAACCAAATTTAAAGTATTTTATTAACAGAGGTACTGGTACGAATACTTTTTCATTTGGTACTAGTGATATTAGATGTATTAAATTAACTGTTAATAATGAAGCTGATGAAAGAGGTTTATTTACAGGTAGTTTAGCGACTGGTTTTACAACCAATACATCATCATATGTAAGAACTTCAGGAACTTCAGTTACAATTGGAGGTGGTACATCATTAACATTAGCTGGTGTTGAAATAGGTGATTTTTTATTAGTAAAAGCGGGGTATTCAGACTACACAAATGAAACACCACAAGCTCATCTATGGTTTAAAGCTCAAAACGTTGTTGGTAGTACAGTAACAGTTGATAGAGAACTCCCAAACGTTGGTGCTACAAATGCTGTGGTAGTTTATAAGGGTGGAAATATTTATGACAATGAACCAGACTCAATTTCTTATTGGGATACTGGCACATTATCATTTGATAGCTCATGTGATATTACTACAATGGACGTTCCATTATGGAATATGAATGTTCCATTCTCTGAAGACATTATGGGCGTTGATAACCCATCATACGAAACTCATATTAATTATGGTTCATATGATTTCTTAGGTCAAAAAGGTAATTTCTTATATTCTCCTAGTAATAACATTGATTTAAAATCAATTGCTATTATTCATTACTCAAATAAAACAATTTCAAATTTATATGGTGAATTTTTCTATATAGATAATGATACTAAAACAGTTAAAATACATTTACCTGATTTAATGTATCATAGAAGAGTCTTCAGTGGTTCAACTACTGGTGATAAAATGGGTATGACTTTTGTTGCTGAAGGTACTGCTGTATCAACTGGTGTTAATGGTTTAACATACATTCCATTAATCGAAGACTCAACGTTAGTAAATGGTACACCTAGAGAGGTAGGTAGAGTTTATACACAGTTAAAAATTATGACAATTGATGATGCTGAAATTGTAGCAGCAATGTCATATAAATCAAATAGAAATTGGACCTTACCAGCATTAAGTCTAGACCAAGTTAATCCATCAGGTGGTGTAGGAACAGGTATATTAGCGGCTGGTGAAACAATTTATGTAACTTATGTTGTTGACAATGAAAGTGGTACGGGAATTTCTGAAACATTACCATGTCAAAATTATGGAACACATGTTAATAATTCCTCAACTTCGGTAGATATTCAATTTAATATTGAAGATACTGGACTTTTCCCATATATTAGGGATGATGGTTCAAGTGGTGGGTTCTATGGTGATACATTTAAAATATTATATCAAATAACAGATGGTGAAAGACCATCAAGTGATTCATGGTTAGAAGTTGATTTCACTTCTTCAGTTTTAACAACAGGGTTTGTTGATTCAACAAAACTTGAAGTTCAAAATCCAAATGCTGCATCACCAACAATTTTTGAATTAAATGCTACTACAACAAGTGGTGCACCTATATACTCACTTATAAGTACATTAAGTATGGCTGCAACTAGTTCACCAGATAATTTACAATTTGGTGATGAAAGATTTTTCTATGGTAATGTAGAGGCTTTCATTGGGGCAACAATTTTCAAAACGATATTTAAGGTTACTATTAACGCTAGTGATTTTAGTTTCACTACAAATGTTACTAGAAGTAGTAACCCACAAGATAATCCACCAAATATTAAAGTCACTGAAGTAGGTATTTATGATAGTGATGGGGATTTAGTAATAATAAGTAAACTGAGCCAACCAGCGGAATTAACTCCAGGTAAAACAGTTATATTAGAATTAGGTATAGACTTTTAAGATATGGGATTTTTAGCAAGCGCAGATACAGTAACAATTACAGCCAAATTAACACCATTTGGTAGACAACAATTATTAACTAATAGTAGTAGTATCATTACACAATTTAGTTTGGGTGATTCTGATGCTAACTATACTGGTGAATTAACATTAGGTAGAGGTGAAGTACCAGCATTAGCTGGTGAGATAGGAACCAATAATTTATTTAGTAATGGGGTATATTCTGGTGTTAATATTAAATCTCCTATTGTAGTTAATGATTTAGGTGATATAAGAAAATTAGTTTCTGCTGGTTCTTCATCAGTGGTTATAACACCTAAACTTTTAGGTTTAACAGGTGTAACAGGTTCTACTGTAACTCAACTTATTACTAATAGAACTGATGGTGATAATGACGCATATTCAAATTTATTTAAGACATTCGGTTTACCAATAACAACTAATGAAAAATTAAATTATTCATCAATTAGTAGCCCTACAGGTTATTTAGATACTGCAATTAGAAACCTTAATCAAAATAAGATTATAGTAATGGCAATAGATAAGTGTGCTTATGGTGAAACTTTAGATGGTAAAGCAATTAAAGTAGAATTAGAAACAAGTGGTGGAACACCATATACGTTATACTCTACATTTCAAAAAAGTTTAACTCCATTAACAAGTGTTGATAATCAAGTTAAGGAATTATTAGGATTAGGAACAGCTGTTAATAACAATGTGGCGTTTTTATTTTCTGACTCAATTCAAAAACCAAATAACAACCCTAGTCTTAGTTGGGCAACTGGTTTTGGAACAACCAAACCATTTAGTCTTAATAATAAACAATTATTTAATTCAGTTTCTGTTCCATCAACAAATACAAATGTTGATAATGCTGTGGGCATTGCTTATTTAGATAAAGGTTTTATTGTGATAACAGAACCAACAATAGTAAATAATTATGACCCAATAACAGCAACTGCTACAACGGTAGTTACTTATAACCATATTTCAAATGAAGTAGCTCAAAACATTACTTGTATTGTTGAGAGAGATGAGTTTTCAACTACAAATAATTCAACATATACTACTGGTGATTTAATTAGAGTTAGTGAAGTGGCGTTATATGATACATTTAATAATGTAATAGCTTATGCTAAGAGTAATGAGCATATTATTATTGGTGCAAGTCAATATGTTGCATTAGGTGTTAGAATTTTAGTATAAAACATTTACTTTTTAAAATTTTTGATTATATTCTTTTCATAAATTAATTATATTCATGGAAAATGAAGAGTACATATTAGGGTTAGACGTTTCAACCAAAACAATTGGGATTGCATTATATAAAAATACGGGTTCTAATGGAGAGTTGATATTACTTACACATGTAACACCTAAGATTAAACCAGTACCACCGACAAAAACACAAGAACTATTTGAAAAATGTAATATTTTCGAAGAAGAGTTTTTAGACAAATATAAAGATTTAAATATAACTAAGGTTATTATTGAAGAACCTTTATTAAGGTCTAATAATGTCAACACTGTTGGTACATTATTAAGATTTAATGGTATGATTTCTAGGTCAGTATACCAAAAATTAAAAATAGTCCCTGATTTTATTTCATCATTTGATGCAAGAGCGTATGCTTTTCCAGAATTAATGGCAATTAGGACTCACAACAAGAAAGGTGAGAAATATCCAGAAAAAGAAATTCAAAAGAAGATTAATGAAGATAAAAGAACACTTTTTGGTGCTTTTGATTGGGAAGTTGATAAGAAAACTGTAGTATGGGAAAAGGTTGCTGATTTATACCCACAAATTAATTGGATGTATACGAGGAATCACACATTAGCAAAAGAAAATTATGATATGACAGATGGTGCTTGTGCGGTATTGGGTTATATGAATAAAATTGGTAAATGGCCTATTGACTGTCGAAAGTCCTAAAATAGAAGTTTTTGAGTCTTTTCCCATAAATTTACATATTTATATTAAAAGTGAATCTGTTATGGGTAAAAGAATTCCTAGAAATTTAAGTAATAAACCAATTTGTGGTGTTTATTTAATTAAGAATAATATGAATGGTAAAATATATATTGGTCAATCAATAGATATTGAACGAAGATGGGCGCAGCATAAATATGGTAAAGGTAATTTAATAGTAAGAAATGCTATTAAAAAATATGGGATAAATAATTTTTCATTTGAAATATTAGAAAAGCTCAATATAGATGGTAAAAATAAAGATGAGATTAATGAAGAATTAATTTCAATTGAACAAAAATATTTTGATGAATTCAAACCATTTGTTGGAAATAATGGTTATAATATTCAAAAAACATCAAAACCAAATTTAACTCCAAATAGGGATTCTAATTATGGTGAATTAATTAGTAAAATAAAAATTGATAATAATCATTGTGGTAAAGGGGTTAGTCAATATGATTTAGAAGGTAATTTAATTAAAAAATGGAAATCAGCGGCTCAAATTGAACGTAAATTAGGTTATAAAGCAGAGTGTATATCTGGAGTTTGTTTAAAAAAAAGACCTACCTATAAAAAATATATATGGGTTTTTACAAGCGAAGATATTTCAAAAGGAGAAATTAGAAAAATAAAAGAAAGGGTGACACCAAAAAAAATTAAACAATTTAATTTAAAGGGTGAATTAATTAAAGTTTATAAGAATAGTAAAGATGCTTCAGAACAAACTAATATAAAACGAAGTGGTATAACTAATGCTTGTATGGCTCACACAAAAACATTTAAAAAGTATATTTGGTTATACGAAGGTGATAATTTGATTTTACATAATCATATAAAAAACACGGATAGAATAATCAAACAATATAATTTAAATGGTGAAATGATTAATACTTGGGATAATGTTAAAGATGTGATTTCATCACTTAATTTAAGTAAATATGCACCTAAACAAATATTTAGGGTTTGTAATAATGAAATCAATTCTTATTTAAATTTTAAATGGAAATGGGGTAACTAATGACAGATGCGGCTTGTGCTGTATTGGGTTGTATGAATAAAGAAGAGGTATGGTTAGCCGAAAACAGAAAATAACTTAAATTTCATAGTTTTATTTTTTTTAATGAAATCGGTCTTTTAAGGTCGATTTTGTTTTTTAATTAAAAAAATGTATCTTTGCACCATGTCTATTGTTGTAAACATACTTGAAAACTTTTTAGGAACACCTCGTTCCCACTATGAGCATAAGCATCAAGTGGGTTTCGATTGTCCTATGTGTTCTTCAGATAAAGGTAAACTTAATGGTGATGGTAAAGGTAACTTAGCTATTAACTATAAAAAGGGTGTGTATAAATGTTGGTCCTGTTGGGAAAGAAACAATATGCATGGTAGTGTATTATTCTTAATTAGAAGATACGGTAATAAACAACACCTTAAAGATTATTTACTCGTAGCACCCAAAATTGACAATCGTCTAGAAGGTGAACAAGAGGTAAAACATATCACCGTTAAATTCCCAGAGAGTTTTAGAAAGTTTAGTGAATCAAAAGAATATCACACAAATTTTACAACAGCATATAAATATGTTAAAGCTAGGGGTTTAACTAATGATATTCTTAAAAGGTTTCAAATCGGTTTCACTTGTGATGGTAAACGTAAGGATAGAATTATTATCCCTTCATTTGATATTAATGGTGAATTGAATTATTACATTGCTAGGTCTTGGGATAAATACAGTAAGGCTAAGTATATGAATCCTGAATCTGGTGTTGATGCGGATGATAAACAAAATATTGTTTTCAATGAGTACTTAATCAATTGGGATTCAACAGTATATTTAGTTGAAGGTGCTTTTGACCATATAGTAACTCCTAATTCAATTCCGATATTGGGTAAGTATATTTCAGATAAACTATTTCACACTTTACAAACAAGATGTAAATCAGATGTTGTTGTTGTTTTAGATGGTGGTGATGAAGAAAAAAAAGATACTAAACTACTTTATCGAAAACTTAACTCTGTAAATCTTTATAATAGGGTTAAATTCGTCTATTTAAAGGACGGTTATGACTTATCTCTCATTTATCAGAAGAAAGGTCCAGCTGGAATCATTGCGGCTCTTAAAACGGCTAATAAGTTTAAAGAAAGTTTACTTTAATTCATGAATTGTTTTAATATAACTTCTTTATTTGTATTATTTTTAGTCATACATAGAGTTCCATGGTTATTTTTATAGCAATCAAAATTCCCATCATTACTTAATTTATTCCAAATTTTAGGAATTTCAGTTTTATTATGTTGTCTACCTTTACCAGAATATAAATGACCTAAATCATTTATTAAGGCGACATATATTTTATAACCTAAACCCAAACCTTGTACATCATTACTTATTTGTAAATGAATTTGATAAAGTTCACCATTAACTATTTGTATGTCAGCGGCTATACCACCGTTATTTAATTGTGAATCCCAAGGGAGTTTAATTATCATATTTAGAATTCTACCATTATAATCACCTTGGTCTAATAATAAATCTTCAGCTCTTAAATTTTTAATCTTAAGTTTTTCATTATCGTTAAGTTTAATATCTTTTACTAATCTGAAATTTGGTAATGAAATAGATTCTTTAACCATTCCAATTTCATATTCATCATCCTCTGGTCCTTCAGTGTCAGCATGTCTATAAGTTAATTCTTCAGATAAAACTTCTTTATCAGTTAACGTAATAGTACTAGGGTTATAAACTATGATATGTTTATTCATACCTCTATCATCGGTCCTATCTATAACAACACCATCATAACCTAATTTGGTCATATTTCTAACAAAGTTTACACCATCATATCTATAATATTCAATCCAAACTTGTAAGAAAACATCTTTTTCATTATCGTTATATTCAAACATATCTGAAATAGAACTATATATTGCGCTTTCTGGGTCTTCACCCCAATTTTGTGCATGTGACTCCCAATCTTCAGCCATTCTAATTAATTGTTCTATATGAGCTTCATTGGCATTTTCTGAAGCAGATTCATCAGTAATGAAATTACCATTTAATTTAGCTGTATATAAATTACCACCATAAGCGGCTGCATTATCATAATTTGTTGTAAAGTAAACACCTGGCCCTTCTTGGTCAGTAGCTTCTTCACCACCAACAAATTCATCACTGAATTTTTTAAAATCAGTTGGGCTACCATGATAGGCTAAAAACCCTAACTTTTCAGTTTCACCTAATACTTGCTCATATAAATTTCTTAATTTCATATTATTTAAATATAAATTCAAATCCAGCTGTTTGAAAGAATAACACAAATTCTTTACCCCAATTAGATTTATAAGCACCACTTTCTGGGTCCGACATTATTGAGTGTTTTAACCATTCTTCAGGTGATTCATCATCATCTAAAATTTGAGAAAAATCAACATTATTAATTAATGTTTGAACATTAATGGGTTTCTTATTTTTCATCATTTGATGCCAAAGAGCCTCATTTTTATTTGATAAACTTCTTATTTTATCACATTGACCAAAATAAGATAATTTATTAGCTTCTTCGTATAATTTTCTTAACCTACTTTCAAATTGTAATTCCATTTGATTTGGGTCTTTAACTTTTGGTTCTTTTGGCTTTGGTTGTGGGTCCATATCAAAATTTAATTTTATACGACCTTTATCTAAGCCCATAAAATAATCAATAACACTTAAAGGGCCATAAACTTCATTATTATCCATAGAAAATAATTTACGGTCATTTTCTTCTTCCTCTTCTTCAGTCTTAGGAAAGAAATTTAGAGGTTCAACCAATACATACATAAAGTCATTATCATCAGATGATACTGAAAAGTCAATAAAGACGTAAACAATACTGTTAGTTGAATAGGAACCCCAGTCTTGATAGTTAGCCCCACCATCCCTTCTAGAATATGTAAAACACCATAATGAGTTACAACCTAATTCTTTAATGGCATCAACATCAGTTACTTCAAGAACTAATTTATCACCACTTTTATGTACTACTTCAAGATAATGTTCATTAATAATTTTATTAATTACATCTTTCGTTAAATCTGCACCACCAATTAGATTTTCTTTTTCTTCTGCAAAATCTAACAAATCTTTAAGGGTTGTGTTAGATTTAAACATTTTACGAATAATATTTTGTTTTAATTCTTCATCACGATTATTAAGTTGTGAATATAAACCTATAAAATATTCTAAACTACTACGATACTTATTCATTTCGCTATAATCTCTAGGTTGTCTAATATCGGCCTTCATGTTTCTTTTAGCAATCTTTGGTAATTGTTCAAACATATCTAAAATAGACCTCCTATGTTTAAGTGCTGTATTAAATTGAACTAATGAACCTACATCACCTTCTTTATAATCAATTACTGGAAAAACATTTTTATTGTAGTCTTTTAATTCTTGATATGATTTTTTAATTTTTTTCCACCTATCGATATCTTTATAATCATCATCACTTTTATAAATTTTTTCTTCATCGTATTTATGGTTTTTATCGATAGCACTAAGTGCCCAATCACCTTGCCTATAGTCTTGTTGTAACTCACCCCAATAAAGGTCAGACATCATTTTGGTTAATGCATCACCACCAGTGACTTTATCAATCATGATTTTTCTAACCATGGGTGATAAACGACCAGTTTTAAAATAGATTTTATCTGCCTGTTGCAGATTCTCAACCATTAGATAAAGTTCACTTAATTTTTTCATTAAACTTTGAATTTTCTATTTGGCGTGTTAAAACCTTTCTTTCTCATTATAGTTTTATTAATTAATTGAAATTCTTTGGTATTTCTATCATAAGTTAAAACAAATGGTACGTTTATGTCATTATTTAAATCCATTATTACAGCCTCAGTTTCTTTGTTAAAGTTAGTTAATCCTTTACCATGTTTATTATATAATCTATTAAAAGTGTTGATAATTTCTTCAGATTCAATCTCTTTTCCATTTCTAGAATCATTAGCTCTATCTAAAAAGTGAGATGAGAACTCGATATCAATATGTAAAGATTTAAATAAATCATCTAAATATTGTTCAATTTTCTTTAACCCATATTCACTAACATATTCATTTAAAACTTCTTTATATAGATTAGTTAATTTCATATTTACCCTTTTTCTATAAATAGTTGTTTTTATTGTAAAAAAATAGTATATTTGATTAAATAGTATTAATATTAATGATTTATAAAGATGAACTAGAGAAAATAGGTGCTGAAATACGTGATATTATAAGTGAAAAACAAAAAGAGCTTGAATTAACGTTTGTTGAAGATAGTCACACTTATTACATTAAAACCAAAGAAGGTGACATTACAAGTAAATTTCCTTCAGTATCTACAGTGATAAAACAATTCTATGTGGATTTCCCTGAATTAGAGATGTCTTACAGTATGTCAAATAATGATATTGTTGAACAAGACCGATTGCTTAAACAATGGAGAGCTGAAGCTGATTATGCTAATTCAAAGGGTTCTAGAGTGCATTATCTATTAGAAACCGACCTATTAAAAGAATATGGTGGTTATAAAGAAGTTAGGGAACCAATTTTTGAGTGTGATGAAACACAAATCAAAGATGGTAATGCAATGATTGATGCTGGACATAATTTTATTAGAACCATGCACCGTAGAGGGGCTATCTTATTAGATACCGAAATGGTGTTAGGTAGTAATGAATTAAAATATACTGGTCAACCCGATAAAGTTTGGTTAATGTTCAATGAGAAAAAAGAATTGGGGTTCGTATTGACAGATTGGAAAACCAATAAAGAAAAAAACTTTGAGATTCATCATTATACAACCCCAATGTTACCGCCATTTGAAGATGAAATGGATACAGCATTAGGACATTACAAAATTCAACTACCATTATATGCTAGATTAATTCTAGATATGTTGAAGGGTAGTAAGTATGAGGATATTAAACTATTTGGTTGTATTATAGTACATTTAACTAGCTTGGGTAAATTTAGAGAAATTAGAGTACCTAAAAAGTTTATTAATAGAGTAATGACAATGGACCCATTACCTAGAATTGATGAAGTTTTTGAAAAGAAAAAAAATGATGTGATAGCTGAGAACGAAAGAATATCACGATTAAATAATTATAACCCTGAAGAAAAAACAAACGACAATCAAATGTGGTTTAATTAAAAAATAAATTATGAAAAATTTTACAACGGCATTTATAAAAGTGATATTTCCAGTGCTTAAAAAAATATTAGACAATTTGTTTAAATTGTTAGGGTTATTATTATTTCTATTAACATGGTATATTTTTACCTTCGAAAATGAAATGTTTAATGAAATACCAACAAATGATATGATATTTTTAGCCACGTTAATAATAATGAGTCAATTTACAGATTAAATATGAAAATAGAAGTTTTAAAATCGAAAATCTCACACATTAGAGTGAGTGAATCACATATTAATAACGAAGGTGTGATTAGAATGAGTAAAAGTTTAATGGATGACGCTAATTTAGTTAATTATGAAAAAGTCATCATTTTTAATGAAAGTGGTAGAGGTTCAGCTGAACCTAAATTCGCATTTATTGAACAGTTTGATAAAGAAGTTGAACACCATGATATTACTACACCAATAAGGATAGCTGGTGTTAATGATGATATAACAATAATGTCAGTGGGTACTGCAACGGTAGATGAATCGTTTAATAAACCTATCCTTATTAATATGAATCCAACATTTGTTTAATGGTTAAGAAAGTATTACATTTGGCTGATATTCATATTAGGACATATAGAATGCACGATGAATATAAAGAAATCTTTACAAAATTTATTGATGAAGTTAAAGAGTTTTGTAAAGACTATGATTATGAAGAAGTTAGAATTGCAATTGTTGGTGATTTGGTTCACCAAAAAATTACAATATCTAATGAACAACTAATACTTAGTACTTGGTTCTTAAGGGAATTGGCTAAAGTGGCTCCAGTAGTGCTAGTTGCTGGTAATCATGACTTATTAGAAAATAATAAAGATAGGATTGATAGTATCTCACCAATGATTCAATTATTAGATAACCCTAACATCAAATTCTATAAGGAAAGTAAGTGTTATGAGGATGATAACATCGTTTGGTGCAACTATTCAATCTTCGAAGAGAATGAAAGACCAGATATCGAGATGTATAGAGCTTCATTCCCAATTAATCCAGATAAAGAACCAACACTTATAGGTTTATATCACGCACCGATAGCTGGGGCAACAACCGATATTGGTTATGAATTTGATGATAGTTACACTGATTTATCTCATTTTGAGGGTTGCGATATAGTCATGTGTGGAGATATTCATAAAAGACAAAAATTCGAACATAAGGGAACGCCAATAGTTATGCCAAGTTCTTTGATTCAACAAAACTTTGGTGAATCGGTGGATAAACATGGGTATTTGATTTGGGATGTGGAATCCAGAACATATATCGAAAAAGATATTGAAACTAGATATGGATTCTATCAATTCAAGCTAAATTCATTGGAAGATATTGATAACGGTACTGAAAAATTAACAAATGGATAATAGAATACCAACTTTTGATAGATGGAAAGCTCATTGGGTGATAGATGTGAGTTATAACAAATACTTGTATGATAGAAAAATCTATACGTGGGATGGATTAGTGGCATTACATAAAGAAATATATAATGGTCAATAAGAAACTTCAGGGTGAAATAGAAGAATATTGTAAACTCAATGAACTTGATGTTGCTGAGACTTTAAATGAAGCTCTTAGGAGTGGTTTTACAATACTTCAGTATGGTATAGGACCCAATAAACCTAAAGTGATTGAAAAGCCCGTAGAAGTCATTAAAGAGGTAATCAAGGAAGTTGAAAAGATAGTCGAAGTACCAGTTGATAGGATTATAGAGGTGATTAAAGAAGTACCTATAGAGAAGATAATAGAAGTTGAAAAAAATATAAACATTAATGTCGATGGTCATAATGTAAGTTACATGGATTACATTGAAGAATTAAATAAAGATGTTTCCAAATTGGAAGTATCAAAGAAGCAAATAACAAAGGAGTTGACAGACTCTAAAATAGAAGTAGATAGATTAAATAAAGTTGTTACAAGTTCCGAATTACAAGTTGAAAAACTTAAAAAGGACCTTAAAGATTGTAAGAACGATGGTGGTTATGATATCTATGGTGAAAAATAAGGATGAATGGAAGTAAAAGATAGTACAGCTAAGAAAGCTGCCAAAAAAGGTTTTAGTTATCCCTCAGAAGTAGCAATATATAAAGTGATAAGAAGTGGGAGTGAATGTAAGTGGCATTGTTGTGATATACAAAGTACAAGTGATGTATATGACCTCGTTGCATATATCCCAACTCAAGTAGACCTTCAAAAATGGTTAAGGGAAAAACATAACATTGACGTTGAAATGAGTTCATGGGGTGAACTCAATTTATATGAAAAAGACGCATCATTGGTTAAACGTTACACTAGTAAAGTTTCGAATTGGAATGTAAAATGGAGTGTACATGATGGAACTGGTATTGTAATGCCAGAACATTATCATTTTGAAGGTAAAGATTATGAGAAGGTATTTGAAAAAGGATTACAAGCAGCATTAAAACTAATAAAATGAGTGATATAATTAAAGTTCCTGAGTATGCTAAAGTTAAGGTATATTGGGATGATAAACCAGAAAACTATTCAAGACAAGCAAAGTTAAAAGTAAGAGATTACTTTCATAAAAAATATGGTATTAGTAAAACTAATATTGATGTTGTTTATAGGCCAGTTAAAGTTGGTAAAAACGGTGAAGTTATTGAAATTAGCGGTGCTAACGTTGATAACATCTTAGACCCTAACTATCAAGTAGAATTGATGAAAGAGTGGTTTAAAAGGAATGGTAAAACGGTTGATTTCCCAAGATTACTTGATTTAGATAAAAAGGTTAATGGTTCATTAGAAGAGCAAGGTGAAATTAAAAATCATAGGTCATGGTCTTTGAAATGGATATATTTAGATAACTTTCTTTCATTCGGTGATAAGAATTTTGTATCGTTTAGTAAATTAAATGGTTTGAATGTTGTTAATTCTGAACCACCAAATCAAGGTGGTAAAACCAACTTTACTGTTGATGCCATAAAATTCTTATTATTCGGTAAAACTACAAAGACTGATAAAAATGAAGAAGTCTTTAACACATTTACCGATAAGAACGAATTATCTGTTAGGGGTATGATTGTGATTGAAGGTCAAGAAATGATTATTGAACGTCTATTAAGTAGACGTGCTAAGAGAACTGGCGGTTGGAACATAACCAACAAAGTAAACTATTATAAAATCTTACCAGATGGTGAAGAAGAACTTATGAATGATGAAGATTCTAAGAAAACAGGTGAGATTATAACTAATAATGTTGGAACTGAAAAAGATTTCGATATTACAATATTAGCTACCGCTAGAAACTTAGAAGATTTAATAGATGCTAAACCAACTGAGAGTGGTAGATTATTAACTAAATTTATTGGTCTTGAAATTGTTGAAGCTAAAGAAGTTATTGCTAAAAGTATGTACTCCGACTTTAATAAAAATAAAAAGGGTAATCATTATGATATAACATCATTATTAAATGATAATACAACATTAGGGGAAAATTTAACTCTATATGGTGAAAATCTTAAGTTACAAAAAGATAACCTCAAACATTCTGAAAAATCAATCACCAGATTAAATGGTGAAAAAGAACGTTTATTAAGTAGTAAGTTAAATATTGATGTACAAATAGCTCAACTAAATCCAGAAGTATTAGAACAAGAAATTAGTGAGATAATTGGAAAGGGAGTTACCTATAAAGAAAAGATTGATAACTTCCAAATAGAGATTGATAAATTAAAGGATATTCAATACGATGAATATAAATACAATGAGTTAGAAAAGAAAGATAGAGTTTTAACAATTGAGATTGGTGAATTAATTAATGATATTGCCCGTTTTGGTAAGGTAATTGACAACTTAAAGGACAGTGAGATATGTCAAACATGTCGTAGACCATTAGATGATATTGATAACACTGAGAATATTGAAGGATATGAAACCAAAATACACGAAGCTAAACAATCTATTGAAACTAAGAATCTTAAATTGACTAAAATTAAAGATTCTATATCTAAAATCAAGGAAAATAGAGAAGTTGTTGACCGAAGAGATAGATTAGAATTAGAACGTGATAAGACTGAAGTTGAAATTGGTTCATTAAGGAATAAACTTATAGCCAAAAAAGCGGATTTAAAAAAATATAAAGCTAATGAAGATGCAATTAATAGTAACATATCAATAGATGCTGACATATCGTCAGTAAAAACGGAGTTAATTGCTGAGAATAATACTAAGTCAATAATCACTCAAAAAATATTTACAACTGAACAAGCGATTAATACTGCTAATAGTCAGATTGAAATAAATAGTAAGATGATTGAAACTCTTAAAAAAGAAGAAGAGATTGAGAAGATATTTAAAGTATATTTAGAGATGATTGGTAAGAAAGGAATTAGTAAATTAGTTTTAAGGTCTGTATTACCTATAATCAATTCGGAATTACAAAGGTTATTAGATGATATTTGTGATTTTGAAATAGAGTTGGTAATTACTGATAAAAATGAAGTGGAATACCATATAATAAAAAATGACGTAAGTAAATTACTTAAATCTGGTAGTGGTTTAGAAAGAACTATATCAAGTTTGGCGTTAAGGTGTGTTTTAGGGAAGATTTCACATTTACCAAAACCAAACTTTATTACTTTTGATGAAGTATTGGGTAAAGTGGCCGCAGAGAATGTAGAGAAATTACAAATAATGTTTGGTAAAATCAAAGATATGTTTGACATAGTTTTCTTTATATCCCATAATGATTTGGTGAAAGATTGGGGTGATAAAGTTATCACGGTTAAAAAGGTTAATGATGTATCATCAATAAAAGTTTAACCAGGTCTTGTTTTTGTTTAAAAATTTTAGTATATTTGATAAATATGGAAAAAGGAAAACTTAGAGAATATTGGATAATTGGTGTAGATAATGTCACTGGGTTAGAAGATGATATAAATTTAATAGCTACAGAACCTTTAAAATTGTTAGTTGGTACTAAGGAAACAACATTAATTGCAACATTTGAATCTGAATTAGACGTTGATAAGATAAAAGAGATTTTAAATGTAGGTGGTAGGCGTAGTTTTTTTATTAGTGAAATGAACCCAGCTACATTTTCAGCACATATTGATAATGAAGCAATAGACAAATATTTATTTGAAGATTTTAATAAAAAACAAAAAATATTTGTAGATATAAAGAGAAATTTTTTAGACTTTATATCTACTGGTTTAACCAATAGTACAACATCTGTTTTAGATGTTGAATATAATGAAGAAAGATTATCTTCATTAACTGGAGCACAAAGAAGTGACTTAATAGATAAGTTATTAACTAACGATGTTGATAAACTTACAAATAACCAAAAGAAAGTTTTGAACTTTCTTGCAAGTTTATAAAATATGATTAATGAAAAATTACATAAATGAAAAAACAAATATTGTTAGTAAATATTTTAAGGATGTAAATAAACACAAATTATTGACATCTGAAGAAGAAAATAAGATTGCTGAAAGAATTACCAATGGTGATGAATCAGCAATTAATGAATTAGTAAATGCTAATCTTAAATTTGTAATTAGCATTGCTAAAGATTACCAAAACTTAGGTCTACCATTATCTGACTTGATTAATGAAGGGAATTTTGGTCTTATTAAAGCGGCAAAACGATTTGACCCATCAAGAGGGTTTAAATTTATTTCTTATGCTGTGTGGTGGGTTAGACAATCCATTATGCAAAGTCTAAACGATAACTCCAGAATGATTAGACTTCCGTCCAACATCGTTAACAAAATAATTCAACATAATAAACAGAATGAGGAATATTTTGAAGAGATGGAAGAACAATACCCAACTTGTGTATCATTAAATACTAAAATAGGTACATATACTGGGTTTGAATTAGGTGATATGTTACCTGATGAAGATATAAACACACTAGATGTTTTAGAATTTGAAACAGATAAGTTAAAAAGGGTTTTAAATAAGACGTTAGAGTGTCTTAGTAATAAAGAACGTGGTATTATCGAGTGTTATTTTGGTTTGAATAAGAACTATGAACCTATGACATTAGAAGCCATTGGAGATAGATATGATTTAACAAAAGAACGTATTAGACAAATAAAAGAAAAGGCTATTAGACGCTTAAGACACAATAACGTAGAATTACATAATTTAATAAATAAGTAATTCCTGATATTTATATAAAAGTAAAATTATGAAATTACATTTTGGACATTTATTAGGTGCAGCGGCTTTATTTATAGCTTCTTGTGCCGCATTCTTTTCAGTATACGGTATTGGTATGTTATTTTCTGGTGCTATGGTAGCTGTAATAATTATGGGTTCTTCATTAGAACTAGGTAAATTGGTAACGGCTAGTTATCTACAGAGAGAGTGGAAAACAATACATTGGTTACAAAAAACGTATCTTTGTTTAGGTGTTATTATTTTAATGGGGATAACTTCAGGCGGTATTTACGGGTTTTTATCTTCAGCATACCAAGAAACCTTTCAAAAATTATCTATTAGTCAAAATGAAATAGCTTTCCTAGGACAAAAAGAAAAATTCTTTGCTGATGACTTAGCCAGATATGATAAGGAGTTAGAAAGGATATCAAACAATATTAGTACCTTATCTGACACAAAAGCTAATTCAATACAAGTTAGAGACACTTCTTCATCCACTGGATTAAGAAATACAATATCAACGTCTGGGTTAAGATTAGCACAAGAAAGGATTAACGTTGAAGAAGAAAATCGTGATGAAATGATGATTAAACGAAGCGTTGTTGCCGATTCTTTACAAAAATATCAATTAGCTATACTAAATAAACAAAATGATACTGAAGTTTCAGCAGAGTTAGGACCTTTAATTTATGTGTCAAATTTAACTAATATACCAATGGATAAGGTAGTTAATTATTTTATATTATTATTTATTATAGTATTTGACCCTTTAGCTGTCGCTTTAGTTATAGCTACAAATAAAGTGTTTGTTAAAGAAGGTTTAAAAAGAAAAAATGAGGGTATAAATGAGGGTATAAATGAGGTGACTAAACCAGGTAAAAAAAGACCTGGTCTATTTGCTAAATTATTCACTTCTAAATCTTTAAAGAACCCCAAACCAGTAAATGATACAGTTACTGATACAGTAAAAAAAGAAGAAGTACCAAAAGAAGTGATTAAATCGGGTGTTATAAATAATCAAGGGATAGTTTCGGTAAATGCACCAGCTCCACCTGGTATGGCTCAAGCTAAACAAACACCTACTGTTAATACTGGAATAAAACCAGAAGATGTAGCACAAGTTAGGAATAACGCTAAGAATTATACTAGAAAAATACCAGCAAGACGTGGTTATTAATAAAGAGAAATATAAATTAAAAGAAGAGTCTTATAATGTAGAAAAGTTCGATAAAGATTTAATTATAATTGGAAATACCTTGAACTCTGGAATGAATCATTTTGATGTTTGGAATAATAAGATAAATGGTAAATATAAGAATACTGCCACATATACTGTAACACTTAAAGGTGAAATCTATGAGCACTTTAACCCAATATATTATTCTAACTTTTTGGGTGCTGGGAAATTTGATAGAAAGACTATAACAATAGCATTAGAAAATGAAGGTTGGTTAACTAAAGATTTTGAACATGGCTTTTATATAAATTGGTCTGGTGAGAAATATGAAAGGAAAGATAAGATAGTTGAAAAAAGTTGGAGAGGGCGTTTAAGATGGGCACCTTACAAAAAGAAACAGATGGATGCACTAGTCTTTCTATGCGAAGAATTGATTGAAAAATTTAAGTTAGATAAATTTGTTTCACCAAATAATGTAAAAGTTAATGAGTTTACTAAAAAGAAAGGTATTTATTATAGAAGTAATTATTTAAAAACTTCATTGGATGTTTCACCAGCGTTCAATATTAAATATTTAAAAGAAAAAATAGAAGAATAATGGAAAATATATTTGAAAATGACATTACCAAAAAAATGTTAAGTGAAATAAGAGGTAGTAATAATAAATCTCTTATTACAGAAGGGGCTAACGATGAAGAAGATTTATCTTCAGCTGAATTAAGTGAAGAACAAAAGAATTTTAGAGATACTGTAAGTCCAAGAGTTGATTTTACTGGCTTCAAAGTCTATCCTAAAAATAAAAATGTTGTTTTTTCAGGTAAATTTGAAAATATGGGTGGTCTTGAATGGCAATTCACATTAGAAGATGCTAACGGTTTATACATCACCGCTAACAACGTTCCTTTTAGTGATGATACAATAGCTACAATTAAAAAACTTAAAGGTTATTATGATAATTGGGCCGATGAATGGGCGCAAAAATTAGCTACGGAATATAATAGAAATGGTGAAGAAGGTGGTAGTGAGGTACAAGAAGGAGAATTAGCTTAAACCTTAATTAAATTATAAAATATAAAAAGTTGATGAAAAATTTGTTTTATCAGCTTTTTTTTTATATATTTGTTTTTAAATAGTTAAAAATGAAAAGTTTATTAAATTCCAGAGTAGTTGTAACAATCATAATTGTTATAATATTATTATTTGCTGGTCAATGGGCATATAATAAATATATGAACTTACAAACCGATTTAAGAATCGCTCAACAAAATGAAGCGTCACTTAAGGATTCACTTAGGGTAACAACAAATAAGTTAGGTCAAATTGAAGTTTCTAAACAAATACTTGTCGCAAAAAATGAAAGGGATTTAAGAAAGTTAAATTCAGATATGGCTGATAAGCTTTCTAAGTTAAGTGGTAAAATTAGTTCTCTTACTTCAACAGTTATTCAATTGAGTGGCGTTATTGAAGATATGCAGAATATTGACACTGACGTGGTAGATGTTTCACCACCAGATTCTAGTGGTACATCAATAAAAGCTTTTACATGGAGATATGAAAAAACTTTTGATGAAGATAATTTTAGGTCTATTGCTGGTAAGACTACTTTTAGTGTGGATTCAACTAATTCAATTTTTAAACCATTAAGAACTAGTATTACTGAAGATGAAATTAGATTTCAATTAACTCAAGGTCTTAGAACTACTGATGATGGTAAGGTTGAAATGTTTGCTACATCTAACTATCCTAACTTTGCAGTTAAAGAACTTAATTCAGTTTTAATCGACCCTGATTCACATCCAGCTTTAAAACAATTCACAAAACGAAAACGCTTCTCATTAGGTTTATATGGTGGTTTTGGTGGTACTGTTAACCTTAGTAATTCTACAATTATTTTTGGACCACAATTTGGTGTAGGGGGTAGTTGGCGACTCTGGTAAGACTAAATAGGTGATTATCTTTAAAAAAAGAGGTTAATCAAGGTTTTTCTTATTATTTTTCACTATTTATATAAAAGATAAAATGTGATTACATAATATTTAACTTTATGCAAAGAATAAAATTAAATGAAAGACAAATCTTGATGCTTAAAAAACTAGAACAAGAAGAGTCTAATAAAAATAAGGTACTTAGGATTACTGAGAGTCAATATAACAGACTTTTTAACAGTAAAGGTAAAGCTAGTCAAAAACTAAGTAAGAACCTTAAGAAAGCTGGCATTGGCGAAGGTGCAACCAAAAAAATTGATTTGGTTGATTTCGCTGAAGAGATTGTTGTATTCATTAAAGATATCTTATCGAATCCTAGAACTATGTCCTTTTCTCCATATTGGGAAGATTTAGGGATTAGTAAAAACCAATTATTCAATATGGTTAAGAAGCAAGGTCTTTTAGCCTTAGCTGATGACAACGCAGAAATCAAAGAATATATCGCACCTAAATTTGGTTTTAGAAAAAACGTTAAGGAATTATATAAAAATATTTCAGAAAAATATACAACATTAAATGAATTTGGTGATGGTGGTTATCCAGCGGGTGCTGAGATGGACCCAAATAACCCATGGGACCAAGAAGACGGTGAAGAAGAAACTCAAGTAGAAATTATCTCATTAGAGGATAACCAAAAGAAATTTAAACTTCTTTACATGGAACCACAAGATGGTTTAGGTATATTTAAAGCTGGTAATGAATTATTCATAGCATCTTTATCTAATATAGGTGATATTAACGAAGACCCAGAAGTTTTAGATGGTAAAGCTTATGTTTATGATTATAAAGGTAAAACTGATAATATTACTCCATTAGGTTTTGAAGATTATATCAACGATAGTTATAATCAAGGTAAACTAAAGCCAGTTAGAAACGACAAAACAAACAAGTTTCCAGTTCCAACATTAATTACTCCAACTGTAAAGAAAAAAATATTAGAATGGTATGGTGATGACCCTAAAGTTGCAGAAATGCTTGGTCAATTACCAGAAACTACAGGTGCTGCATCTAGCGGTGCTTCTGTTGGCGGTGCTTCATTCAATAGCCCAATAAATAAAGATACTGGTAAAAGTCCAGAGGAAGCAATGGGTGCGTTAATTAATGATGGTATTGATGCTGATGGCGTTATACCATTCCATTCAGATAGGAATGGTGAAGAACCATTCGTTATTAATGATATTACATGGGAATACGTTAATGCTGATTATAATGGTAAGGTAGATATTGGAGTTTATAGATATGGTCAAGACATTACTTATTCATATGACTGGTTTAACAAAAACATTCTAAAATCAATGGGTGAATCAACTACAACAACTAGTGTTGGTGGTGATAGCGGTACATTTGCTTATGATGCACCAGCTGGTGACGGAAAAGATTTTTGGACTGCTGGTAATAAGTTAAATAAAGGTAAAGGTGATAAACAACAAGGAACGCCAATAGTTAGAGGTGGTACAATGGTTAAAGAATCAGATGTTAGAACAATGTTAGATAAAAAAATCCTTAAAGAAAATATTAAAGTAGGACAAGTTTATAAAAATGGTCTTGCTAGAAGAAAAGTTAAGGGTATTCAAAAACATCCATTAACTCAATCTAAAAAAATAATCATTGTCCAACAATGGGGTGATGGTGATAATAGGGAAATTAAAATAGACCCTAAAGAATGGGGTTCTTGGGATTTACTTATTGAAAGAGTTGTGTTAAGAGTAACAGAAGCTCAATTCAATAAAATAATGGAATCAGAAAATCTTACTAAAACTGCTTACCCAAATGGTGATATGATTAAGTTTGATGACTGTACCAAATTAAATAATAATAAGGTTGCTCAAAACGGTGGATGTAGTCAAGGTGATGATGGTGTTGTTAAATTGAGTAAAACAAAAGGTTCTGTTGTCGCAGAAGGATTTAACCCAAATATTGCACCAGGTTCTATTTATGCAATTGAAATTAGACCAATAGGTGCCAAAATAGGATTAACGCAAGACAATGGACAAACAGTAGTTATACATTTCGAAGATGTCCCTGACGTTATAAAATTATTATCTAGATATTATGAATCAGGTGACGATTCAATATAATGTTTATGATATTAAGAAATAATTACATATTTATATAAAAACTAATATAATGGATAAAACAATAGTTAAAAAAGAATTAGATAAATTAGTTGCTGAAGCTGCTATCTCTGGTGAGAAAATTACAAAAAAGGCTCAAGGTACTAGTAATACTCAAAATAAGGCTTATTATAAAGATGTCGAAAAGAAAATGTCTGATTATGATAAAGACCTTAAAAAAGATGGTGAAGATAAAATAGACCCAAAGAAATTTCCAGCTGAAGATAAGGATAAGGAATATCACGATGATATGGAAATCATGAATGGTCAAGAAATGATTGAATATGATAGAGAACCAAATGAGAACTTTAAAGATAGAGCTGTAAAAGCTATTGAAGGTGATTCTACAATGGGTAATAAAACATATACAGGCAAGGATAACGGAAATACTGAACCAGTTTGGGGTGCATCTGACGCTGATTTTGGTAAAAATTTAGTAAAAAGAGCAAATGCTTCAGCTAAGAAAAGAGCTGATTCAATAACACCAACAACTTCAATGGGTGACGATATTGAAATTGACACTAAAAAAGGTGAAAGAGTTCAAGCAAAAAAAATAGCAACAGAAGGTATGAAAAGATTAAGATTTAAAACTCCATTTAATGGTGTAGGTAATGCTCTAAAATTAATTCCAGAAGCGTTTAAAGTTGATAATAAAAAATTCGAAATGACTGATGGGCAAGAGAGTTATAAAATAGAATGGCAAGGTTCACTTAGTGAAGGTAAAGCAAAAATTTTAGCAGCTGATTCATCAGAATTAGTAAACGAGAGTTTTAGTAAAATTAAACACTTAATGGGTTACAAATCAGAAACTACTTTAGGTTCTTTAGATGGTAACGCTAGAATTACTGAAAATAAAAGAATTATGGAAAATGCAACAGGCGTTGGATTTGGTTCTCAAGGAAATGGCTTTACTAGTGAGGGTGACCTTACAGAAACTGAAGTTGTTGAAGAATGTAATGAATGTTCTTGTGGTGATGGGAAATCTTGTGATAAGTGTAAACCAGAAATTGTTGATAGAGATTCAGCTGATTGGGAAGAAAAAGCTTTCGGAAATAACGAATAAATTATGGCATTAAACGAAAAAGGTTTAGGGGTTATTAAAGGTTGGGTTACTGAATTAGGTGCTAGAGATGCTGCATTTAAAATGATTAACCATAATTTAAGTAAATTAGCGATGGGTCTGGACGTAAATGACTTACCTGATACTATGACTTTAGCTAATGGACTTGATACTATAGAGGAAATGTTAAATGCTGCTGATTTTGTTAATGCTTGGGATGAAGCTAAAATGACTGCAAGAGAAATGTTAGAAGATGAGGGGTTTCCAGGTATGTTTGAAAATAAGAAATTAAAAGAAAATAAAAAAATGAAAAGAGTAAGATATAAAACAGAATTTAAGAGCATTGAAGATGCATTAACAAAAGTTCCTAACCAACTTAAAGAAAACAACGAAGTTTTCGAAATGACTGATGGTAATAAAACTATTCAAGTTAGATGGGAAGGTACTTTAGAAGAAGGTATGGCGGTTCCATTAACGGAAGTAGATAATACTTTAATTAGTGAAGATATTTCTAAGATGAAAAACCTTATGGGTTATAAATCTGAAAAAACAATTGGAACTCCAACTGCTAATAATAGAGTGAGTGAAAATAAAACCTTCAGAGATTTATTATCAACTGCTAAAAAAAAAAGCTTAAATGAGTCGATAAATATCGATGAAATTGCAGGTTTACATGAAAGTGAACTTTTAGATGAAGGTTTAATGTCTAAATTAGGTAAAATTGCGGTGATGTTAGGTTTATCTATAGCTTCATTCACAGCAATGGCTCAAGAAAGCCCTAAGAAGGCCGTAGAGGTACTTAAACAAAAAGCAAGTAAGTTAACACCAGAACAATTAGATAACATCACAAATGCTACTGGAATTGAATTTACAACTGATACTGCTAATGATTTATTTCAGTGGGATAATAATAGTTTTACACCACAACCAGTTCCAGACTTATATTTAGGTAAGTATGGTGATATTGAAGCTGCTAAAGTTATTGATAAGCAAAGAGATAATAATGGTAATATAAGTTATACAGTACAAGTTAATAAAACTTATAGTAACGATTCTAACTTCAGTACTATTAGAAGTTATATTGGAAATCAAAACAAAAAATTAAAGGGGGCAACAATTAAATTTGTTGATTATAAAGGAAGTTCATATGGCGGTAAAGAAATAACCTATAAATAAAAATTTCATAAAACTACAAAAAAAACCTACTCTAACGAGTGGGTTTCTTTTTTACTAGATATTTATAATAAAAAAGTTATGAGTATAGAAGTATCAAAGTATGTTAGTTATGATGAAGCAGTTATTAGTAACACTGCGTTAAAAAAAAATATTGACAACACACCAAATCTAAGTCAATTAGAAAACATTAGAGTTTTATGTAGAAAGGTATTTGACCCTCTTAGAGTGTGGGTAGGTGGCCCTGTTAAAGTTAACTCAGTATTTAGAAGCCCAAAATTAAATGCGGCAATTGGTGGTAGTAAATCATCACAGCACATGGCTCTTAAAGGGGCGGCAATAGATATTGATGATAATCACAAACACAAAACGAATTTAGAGATGTTTCATTACATCAAAGATAATTTAGAGTTTGACCAATTGATTGCAGAGTTTCCAAATAATGGAAAACCAAGATGGTTACATATATCCTACAATGAAGGTGCTAATAGAAACAGAATCTTAATAGCAACCAAAATTAATAAAAAAACAACTTATTTACCATATATTGGTAATGAGCACTTAGTAGGTTAAAATTATGATTGAAAACTTAGATAAATTACTAAACCGTATGTCAAGACCTTTATCTCTTATGGAGACTGAATTAATCTATGACAGTAATCGAATCGTTTATGAAAGAAGCGATTTATATATAGATTTTATTTTAACATTAGATGACCTAATTAAAACAACTTATTTTGGTCACGATATGATGGATGAACAAGAAAGGGTTAATCATTATAATTGGTGTTGGAATAAGACATGTGATTTAGTAAATACTAAACTAATAAAATTCAATCGAAATGACAATGCATATGTGTATCTACTAGACACATATTTAGAATCGTTCTATGACGATAAAACTATTGTTATTCATTTAACAAATTTCTGGAAACATATATTTAATTATAATGTTAAAAAATCTCAACCAGAAATTGACACATATTTGAAACTTTATAAAATTTTCGAAGACTCTTATAACAAAAAAGTGTATAAAAATACATAAAATCGTACTTTTCTATTTATTTTTTTAAAATCTTATGTATATTACACATATGAGATTGAAAAATATAATATTAACGGAACTAGCTCATGAGCGATTAATTGCTTATGAAGAGTTAGAGCGTGTAATGAACGATAAGGGTGATATTCAGAAAACTAAAAAGAAAATTAGAAGATACCTCAAATCAATCGTTCAATTGAACGCTATGATTAATGAGTGGGAATCAATCAATAACGAACCACCATTAAGCATAACCGATTTAAAAGAACAGTTAAATAAACAAGGAAATGAATAATTACGAAGAATTAGAATCATTAATGAATCAACTTAAAGTTGATTTACAAAAGTTTTACCATAAAGGTAATCAAGCGGCCTCAGTAAGAGCAAGGAAAACCCTTCAAAGTATTAAAGAACAGGCTCAAAATATAAGGATGGATATTTCTAACAGTAGAAAAATACTTAAAATAGATAAATAATGGGAACTGAATTAATAAATTTATTTTTATTGACGGCTTTTATTATATCGATTTTAAACATCATTAAAAACGTATTTCAAATAATGCCATTTATTAAACAAGGTGTGAGAGCACCAATAACTTCTATTGAGATGTTCTTATTTGGTTTATCAATAGCTTATGTGATTGCGTTCATCATTAAAGGATTAGGAATATAATGTCAAATATAAACAAAAGATTAAACGAACTTAGCCCACATGTGCTAGGGATTAGATTTACAAATAATATTAGTGTGGTAGATACCTTCTTCAAAGAAGGGTGGTCATTACCAAAATCAGATATTGTGGGTCATGAAGCTATCCCAAATAGGGATAATAATTATATGCTCTACCCACAAAATGAAGGTGTTGGTGTTGATGAAATGTTGGATTATGTTGCATATGTAATTAGAGTTAATATTGAAAGAGAGAAGAAGATTGAACTTCTTCAAGTTAAAATTAATGAGTTAAAACATATTTTCACAAAATCATCATTAGCGAAATGTGAAACGTTAACATTTAAGTTTTCAGATTTATTGGAACCAAAGGTAGAAATGCCCGATGATATTGATTTGCCAATAATAGACTCTCAAATAGCAGAAACCTCTTCAGTTATTGAAAATGTTATAACTGAAGAAGAAATAAGTGATGTACCAATTGCTGAAGTACCTAAAAACACTAAAGAAGTGGAAAGGTTTAATACAGCAAAAGTAAATAACGAGACATTTGATTTACCACCTAAAGGTAAAATTATAGTTGAGGAATTTAATGCACCAGATGTGGTTTGTAAATGTGACCCTAATGACTCAAATCAAGTGTGCCCAGAATGTATAGGATATTAATATGAAAGTAGTATTATTTTTTGTGTTAGCGTATGGAATTGCTAATATCATGGTATTCTCATCAATCTTTAGAGGGTGGAGAGAATTTTGGAAGTCAATATCGCCAAACTTTTTTGGTGAATTATTCAGTTGTATGATTTGTTTACCATTTTGGATAGGAATTTTATTATCAATTTTTGTATTTTCTATAAATATCTCATATTTAGGGGTAAAGCCTGATGTTTTAGCATGGTTTTTAGATGGATGTTTAACTTCAGGTGGTGTGTGGCTTATACATACATTACAAGAAAAGTTAGAGAAATGAACAATTGGGAAATAAATAAAGAAGTTAAATTTATCGAGAAGGATAAAAAATCAACTGAAGTGAGAAAGAATAAGTTCATTCAGGAAATAAAAAGTGGTTTAGGTGATGAAATAAAAAATAAATTAACACCACTACCTAAAGGAAAAAATAAAGGTAATTTTATTACCAGATTCTTTAAAAGATTATTTTTATGAATTACGATAAGTTAATAGAAACAATTAAAGTCATAGTTAATGACGAAGCAGTTTACACGAAGGGCCTAACAATGGTCTATTCAATGGATGCTAAAAAGCATAAAAAAATTAGTGAACATTTTTTCTATAAACTTACAGGAGATTCAAATAATAAATATGAATACACTGAAGAATTTGAAATTGAGATTGCTGGAATTTTAATAAAGTTTGTGATAAATAATGAAATGTAAATTTTTAAGAACTAAATGTTTTACCTTCTATAAATGTAGTAGGGTTGGATATTTATGGTTCAGATTATTTAATTTTAAAATATCATTTAAACACATTAATAACTATGACTTTAAAAGTGAAAACCCAAGGGGTTTTATAATAGGTCATTGGATAATAAATATAGTAAAATAAAAAGACATGGAAAACAAAAACGAATTTACTGTTGATACAGCCGTAAATGCAGAAGTAACACAAGTAGAAGCACCACAAGGAATTCAATTAAGTGATGAGGAAAAAGCACTTATCGAGACTCAAAGACAAGAATCCGCTAAATTAAATGCTTTTAGAGAAGGTTACCAAAGGTTAGTTCAAGACACAGGGTTTGCTTGGGCGGTTGATTTACAATCACCGTTAGGGGCACCAAAACTTGGTGTTACTAGAATCAATAGATAAAAAGAAACGAATAAAAACCGCAATTAATTGCGGTTTTTTTATTTACTAATCCAAAAATTTTACCTATAATTGATTTATAAAAGAAAATTTATGAAGATAGTAATTAAAGAAATGTCTGCCGATAGAAATAAACTACTTGTTTATTTAATGACAGATGATAACGTACCCGTAAAGTGTGAAATGACTACCAAAAATAACTCTAAAAAAGTTATCGATGAGTTAACACCTGAAGGTAGTAAGGATATCACTACAATAACTTATAAATACCCAGAAAATATTTTAGAAGATGAGTAAAGAGCAACCATTAATATTAGTCTTTTACATGGATAGAGCAACATTATCACAACAAAAGATAATGAAAATAATCTCTGACGAAGTAAAAAAAGCTTTAGATGCCAAAGAGGTTAATGCTGTAACATTCTTTGTACCAACTGAAAATAAAGAACGTGTTGAATGTATCAACCCAGTTATCGCTACAGATGAACAAATAGCACGAATAAACACTTTAATAGATGATATTGAAAAATCTTTCGATGTTAATAATGATTTAACCCAAGATGATTATGATGACTACGAAGGTAGTGCCGTAAAACCATTTAAAGGAGATGATTAAAATTCCACACGCACATAACTTAAATTGGGATTCTATGGGTTGGTTAAATAGTCCCTTAAAACCAAATTCTTACACTCAAAAGGATTGGAATCAAACTCTTTTAACTAAGCTTAATCAAGCGTCAGCACAAATATTTCAAGAAAGTCGTAGAGGTGGTGCTAATACTATAAGGTTTAATAGTAAAATTTTAGAAATTATCAAAACTTTAGAATATTATTCAGAGGAAGAAAATAAAGTAGGTTATAAATATCAAATTGAAATAGATGATTTAATATTTGAAAACTCAATCTATATATTTAGAGATACTATAAAACGAAGTGATATTCTAATTCCATTAGATAGATTTGATGGGGTGGTCAAAATAGAACATTTAGCTGATACTAGACCATTAGAAATTGGTGAGGTACACTATAAAACGACAAGTAACACTAAAGAAATTAATTAATTTAAAAAGAGATTAGTTTGTAAATTAGATATTTTAAATTATGAAAGTTAAAAAAAATGATACCGAAATGAATAATTGTGTTGTAATTAAAGCACCAGAGAAATTAAGCAATGCTGGAACAACAGTATTCTTAGCGGGTTCAATTGAAATGGGTAAAGCTGTTGATTGGCAAACTCAAATTGAAAATAAACTTAAAGAAAAATTAACTGGTGACCAAATAGTTACTCTTTATAATCCAAGACGTGATGATTGGGACAGCTCGTGGTCTCAAACAATTGAAAATGATAATTTTAGAGAGCAAGTAGAATGGGAATTAGATGCGTTAGAAAAAGCTGATAAAATTGTTGTTTATATTGACCCTGAAACCAAGTCACCAATCACTCTAATGGAATTAGGTTTACATGCTCATAGCGGTAACGTTTGTGTGTGTTGCCCTGAAGGTTTCTTTAGAAAGGGTAATATTGATATCCTTTGTAATAAATATGATATCCCAATGGTTGATGATGTTGATGGATTAATAAAATTCATATTAGATGAAAGCAATTAAAATAATACAAGTTACCACACCAATGTTTGAATATAAAGGTGTTAAGTATTATGTAGAGCAACGTAGATACCCAAATTTTAATAAATTCCAAGATTATATTGATAGGATGATTAGAAAAGGTGCAACTCACCTTTTTATATATAACACTATGAATACATATCCTGATGATAAACCGATTTGTGATTATGGTGAGGGAATGGAACATATTTTTGAAATTTGGATAAGATGTAAATTTGTAGAAATTAAAGTGTTATGAGACAAATTAATATAGGGCAGACATATTCATTGGATTTGGGGCAACAAGCACCAGTTGTGGTTAAAGTTATTAAATTTATTGATGATAAAACTGTATTATGTAAATACTTGTATTCTTGGGAAGGAAGAACTGAGGAATTATCGTTAGAATTCTTTAAATAATTATGTGTTTCGGATGTGCCCATAGAAGTGATTTAGAAAGTGGTAAAATACCACCCAATACTACTTTTGAGGAATATATGGAAAAGTATTTTTGGATTAAATTACCTGAAGGTAAAACAATTGAAAATATTTTAGATGATTGGATTAAAGAAAAAACTCAATGGGCCACTTACATGGTTGAATGTTCAGATGGAACAATATACACAGGAATCTCTAACAACGTTTCTAAGCGCATTTCAGACCATAATGATGGCAAAGGAGCTAAATATACTAGAAGTCGCTTACCAGTGGTCTTAAAATGGACTCAGAGTTGTAAGGATAGGTCTATGGCAAGTAAATTAGAATATAAAATAAAGAAATTAAGTAGAAAGCAAAAATTAAAATTAATTAAAGATGGATAAAGCAATTATTAAACATTTAAAATCTCAAGGTTATAATGAACTTCAGATTAAGGAATATGAAAAAAAAAATAAAGATTAGTGATGCTTTTAGAGAGCAATATAGAATAGACCATATGTGTTGCCCAAAATGTGGTGCAGTAGGTCATATGTCAACATTAATGGGATATACTTTGAATGTAAATGATTTAGAGTCTTATA